TACATACCAACGTTGGTGAGGTGTCCATACTCCTGGCTTATCTGCTGTTCCACTCGGTCCAAAAGTATTAACTGCATATTCTACCATTTGATTCCAATCGCCATTCGAAACTATAGGTGTTACTTGATGGTACGGTTCATCGTATACTTTAGCCAATCCATCATATTTTACTGTTCTGATGGCTGCCCATCCACCGTTTGCTCCGTATAATTTATTAGTCATTTGTCTTTTCTTCAACATAACATAATCAATAGTTTTAAGAACTGTTATAGGATCCATCACAACTATTTTTTAACCCCATCTCCAAACAAACCAACTATAATCTTTTTCATCTTTAAAATAGTATGTAATGCCTTTAGTATTTTCCATAATATATACTCTATTCTTTATGTTCTCGTTAAAGTTAGAGAATAACCAATCATTCACTTTTCCTTGATTATTACTAACAACCTCATAATTAATATCTGAATCTTTGATAAAATGTTTATATGGCCAAATTTCTTTTTTTAAGTGTCTTGTCATAGATGTCTTAATCATTATAAATTAACAAATCAAATAACTCAGCATATTCTACTGTTGGTTCCATATGAAAGCCTGTCCCCCATACTGCCCAGAACTTACGCTTATACACTTTTCTAAACCATACATATTTGCCACTTATTGTTTTAACCGGAAACAATGCAAATACTTCACGCCAATGATAACAATCAGGTCCATCAAAGATTCTTTCTGTTATTTTCACAAATTTAACCTCTATGTAATAGCCATGTTTTGATTTATATACTTTCATTAGTTCCACATTAATGACAATATTGTAGCATACTTTTGATGTTTTTGTCTAACCTTTATGGTTAATCTGTTATCAGTAGCATCACGATTAGCCATTCCCCAATTCCAATCAACACCTTGTTTACCCACATGTTTTTCTAAATATGGGCGATAATGGTCATTTGGGTCAGCACTATGTACTAGTTCGTACATCGGTCCCATACCACTCCAACTTCTACTATTAGGGCCTACTACTACATCACCAACAGGCCACTTTACATTAAAAATAACACCTGGCAACATGTACCACCAAAGTTTTTCTTTAATGTTTAATCCTCGAGGTATTAGTATACCTGAAGGCAAACTAAATAATCCTTTTATTTCGTACTTCATAAATTTATTTGTGTTTAAGTATACACCACATATACTTCGTTTCATCGGTAATTTCAAAAGTACCATCAATCTTACCGTCTTTATGAATTAACATTCTTATACCATACTGTTTCTCAACATACTTGTCAAAACTATCACTCTTGCCTGTAGTGGAAGGTTCATAGTAACCGGTATATTGTTTCTCGTATTCTGGCATAATATTCCGTAACAATTCCCAGTATTCATACTTGTTGTTATTCACCACTTTCATTTGTATTCTTTCATCGTTACATCTTCAATTATTTCACCTGCAAACGCATATTGAAATGCTAGATAAGCGTCACGCAATTCAAATTGAATCACATCATATCCTTTGTGTATTTCCCACTCAATATGGAAACGACTAAAGGGTCCTTTTTCTGGATATGCTCGCGCCCACTTATACATTTTAGTTGTGCAGTTTTTAACTCTAAACCTATAGATGAAATAAGGTCTATTGTTGCCACCCTCTGAATAAAAGTATTCCATTATAACCACCTAAGTGAAAATAACATAGCATCTTTACTGTTAGTAAATGCAAATATAGCACCGTCAAAATAAATTGCTGTTTTATAATCTTTTATATTTTCATTACACCAATTCTTTGCGTATATAACTTTCATATCATGTTCAATATACCTAATACCCGTAGGTGCAGACATAGTTATTTCATATGAATATTTTCGTTTGGTATTTCTACGTTGTTTACTATTCATTACAACCTCAACAACATCCAAGCATACTTCTTTTCATCTAGTACAGTAATTTTATGCCAAACACCTTCTAATTTACTAATCTTGACACCAAATTTAGTTTCAGCAATTACACGCATACCTTCATGGTTAGCCCAGTTTGCATTTGCCGCTTCACTGGCTATCAAACCCATTATTGAATTAAAGTTGGAATCATGCCATTTAATAACTTTCATAGCCACCTCAGCATGAAATAGATTGCATCTTTTTCATCTTCGAATATATAACAACGACCATGTTGACGATAATCATTCTTTATATTATCCTCTAGCCAATATATAATATCTAATGCATGAATATTATCTACAAGTCTAGGCAAATCTACTTGAGTCCAGCCAAGTTCTTTAAGAATACTAAAAAATATGCCTTCATCAATTTCTTTTTTAATATCATTAGCAATACTATCGCTAATTTCTTGTTCTAATTTTGTCATGACCACTTCAATACAAAAAATGTGTGATTTTCTTCTTTATCCCAACGCAAGTACCAACCCTGTGTTTTAGTTATAATCAGTTTGCCACCTAATGGTCTAAGTTCAGTGTTTGCAACAGTGATGGTTTGCCATGCTTTTTCATGACCAATACCAAGACAATGATTCCAGAAGTTATCAAAGTACTTGGGCCATGTGTCTTGCCACAATCCTTTAGTAACAGTAACACGAAACTTATCAGGCATCACGACCACCTCAAACTAAAATAAACTGCGTCTTTTTCATTTTTGAATCTAGCACTCCATGCTCCAACTTCCCAATCACCATGCGAAAAGTGTTTCTGGCACCATGCTATAATCTCACGCTCTTGCTTTATTTTTAATGAGACCCAATCAAATGGTATACTATAGTTAACTTCGTACCAGTCTGTCATAACCATCTTAAACTAAAATGTATGGCATCACGTTCATCTATGAAATCAAATATCATATAATCTTCTGTAGGATGCCAGGTAAATTTTCCACCCGGTAAACCGAATGTTTCAATAGTCCATGCACATATTTCATTCCATATAGGAATACTATCACGGTTCTTACGCCAGTCAAGTGTTACCCTAGTAACCTGTTTGTTTAAGGGTTTCTGTAATTTGTTGTTTAAGTTCTGGTTCACGGTGAAACTTCAATGCCCATTGTTCTGGATTTATATAATCTATGATTATTTTAGCATGGTCTTGATTTAATGTCTCTAAGAAACGGCTACCACTGTCGCTACAATACAACATCCATGGGCTTATTTTACCTGTCGTAATTGAATGACATATACGGTTTGGGTTACCATATCTTAGTACATCATTTGGTTGTATATTTTCACTGGTACCTAATAACCCACAATGATTTACACTCCGTTCTAACGCATCAAACGGATCTTCAACTCTAAGATATTCACAAAGATATTTGGTATATACTTGGTCGCTAGTCCAATTATCTATTTTAATATTATCCTTAAGTAACCAATCAATATATCTACTAGGATTCAATACATTTACATCAACACAATAATTACCAAATTTTACAAATAATATATAGTAAGGATTCTTTATAAATTCTTCATAAGTTTTATTTTTAGTTTTACTATTACTATGTTTAGTATAAAATTGCAACCAACTTTGAAATCCTAAACGGTTACCTGCATAATCACGGTCTAACCATCGTTGCTTATACTCACATAAGTGACTAAACAATGTGCGTTCACGCACAAATTCTCTTTTACAAAACTCACAACTATATTTTATATCCTGTTCAATTGCCTGAGTCTTTTTCATATTGCTCAATATCTTCTGTAGTAATTAAACTTGCTAGTGTTTTAATGTCTGTATATTTAAGATTAGGATACACTTTTGCCAAAAAATGCATCTTTTTATGTTCAAGTACATATGCCTCACTCATTGCCATAATATCTTCTGAACTATACTTGGGATATATCTTAGTGAAATAATCAATAATATCACTTATTTTTGCAGGATCACGCAAACTAGTAACACCAACTTTGATGTGAGGAATCCATTGATGATATTGTTTACCTGCACCTAAACTACCTGCACAAAACATCAAGTATTGTAATTTAGGATGACGCTGTACATATTCATTAAACAAATGTTTGTTGACTGCCCCATCAGTTGACATTACATAGAAACCTTGAATATCACCTGAACTTTTTACAGTACTAGCCCAGTGTGTCATCATGTAGGGTACAAACTTTTTCTTTTGTTCTTCGCTTAATCTATCATAATATCCATAGTCTTTTTTATCTATAGCCAACAATGTTTCAAACAAGTCTAAATCTTGCTTTTGAAATTTTTCGTCTGTCGATACTTTAGTTGCCATTAGAATGCCTGTTGATAATCTACAATCTCACAATTTCTACTAATCTCTTTTACAAAATATATACATCTAGGTTTAGGACCATCATCTATTGGAATGCACAAAAACTGACCATTCTTCAATCTTGGGGCATACCAAGTTACATCATGGTATATGTTTACAATCTCAATATCAAGGAAGCTGGGTCTAAAACTACTCAATGGGTTGAATTCAAATACCTTGAATCCTCTGTCATTGATACTAGTTAATGGAAGTGTTTCTAAATCACCAATCTCTGGTTCTCCGATTAACACTTGCCAATCAATAGGCATCTTTAATATCTTGTCACCAATCTTTAATACTAATGCAGGACTGTTAAAACTTTCTAAAAAGATTAACGGTATATAATGGTAGTCAACGTTAGCAGGATTACTATTATCAAGTATTGCGAACCGTAAATCATCTATTTCCTCCGGCAATGTTTCTAAATTGTAAAACTCATTATTTTCTAAATTCAATATACGCATGTTGTTATTATAATACTTTCTTACTTGTATGTCAACTTTTCCATATCAAAAGGGTAATTAGCCTCTTTATAGAAAGCCTTTCTTTGCGTTAGGTGCCTTTTAGCAAATTTGCAACTACTGGTTATGTCCCAGATTTGTACAAAGTCTTTGTCCTCTGCTTTTCTAATGCCTCGTCCAATTGACTGGATAACTCGGACAAAGCTCTTTCCGGGTTCCACAAGAACCAGATTAAAAATCCTAGGAATATTAATACCCACAGCGGCCACACCATAAGTCGCCACAATAACTTTCCCAGTACTTGTAGCAATTTCATCATACTCTTCCTTTCTTTCTGTTAATTTTGTTTCTCCTGATATAAAAACACTATCTGGAATACGACTGACTAGTTCTTTACCTGCATTAACTCTATCAACGAGAATCAATGTGTTTCCTGTATCTTTGATTTCTAAAATTTTCTGTGCTATCGTATCTAATCTATGTTTATCTTCTAATAAATGTTTTAGTTCACTTTGATAGTTTGTAAATTCTACATCATCTTTTAACTGTATGATGTTAACATGACATTGTGCTAATACACCCTTATCCTGTAATTCGCTTGCTGATAGTTTATTAGTGACATTACCAAGTGAAATATACAATGCTTGTGCTTCATATATTGCCTTAGGAATAGTTCCCGTAAGTCCCCAACGAATTGGAATATGACTCATAACACCTGTTAGTAATTCTTTCAATACATCAGCCTTTGCCATATGCACTTCGTCAACTATAATACATACCACATCTTCAATAAACTCACCTATAGTTACTTCTGCTTCCTGTGCTTTTGTTTTCTTAAGCATATTACCTAGACTTTGCCATGTACATATTGTATGTGTTTTACCAAACTCTTTTCTATCACCAAAGTATACACCAACATCTAATCCTAGATTGATATAGTCAGCCTCTGTTTGTACAACTAAACTTTTGTTAGGTACAATAACAATACTACGGCCATAATTTTGTACACTATAACTAAGTGCGGCAGTCATCAATGTTTTACCTGCACCAGTAGCAACTTCCTGTATTGATTGTGGATTACTTAAAAACTCATTAACTACTGTTAATTGATAGTCACGAAACACAACTGGTTCACCTGCTTTAGGATGACCTTCGGGCCAGTTATACATACTAAAAGTATCTTCTTCAATTTTGTTAAAATTGAAAACTGTGCGATATGTTCTTAAATCATCTAACTCAATATCATATCCTGCATTGTCTAATAATGGAAGTATTTCGGGTAGTAGATTCACATAAGTACTGCCACCTAAACTGAAATAACTAATTTTGCCGTTCCAACGACCAAGCCGGACACTTGGTAGATACCTAGCTCCGGGCTTCTCATACTCAAATTTTTTCATCAATGCTTTGCGTTCAGTTAATTCTAAACCCTCTATTTTTACATTGACTTCATCCTTTACAATAATTTTACAAGTTTTCATATGTTTATTTGATATTGAGGTTTAGTTACTGTTTTAGGTATAGGCTTACTACTTAACACATGACATACTTTATCTATGTTCAAATATGAATCAAACAATGAATGACTATATATTTGATTAGTCAATAACACAATACATTTATCATCCAATAAAGTTTTATCTTCTAAAATAGGATGATGTTGACCTCTATTAAGATAGATAAGTTCTATTCCGTTGTCTTCAAAATATCTTTCTACTTCAACCTTTTGAAATTGCGAGAAATAAGATGTATTCTGTAATAACAATATATTGCAATTTATATACCGTAAATGATTACATAGATTATGAATATCGTCAGCCTCTAGTGCAGGGTGAATTTGTATAGAAAAATTTATATAACTAGCATTATCACAATCTAAAACTTGAATTATACTATCATCAATTTTGATCCCGTATCTTATCAATTTAGTTAGATTGTATGGAGTCAGTTTTTCTAAAAATCTTTCCACTACATTATAAACATATTCATTGCACCCTACTATATAATGTCTATTATTTATATAGACTAATGTAGGATCCCAATATTTACAAGTTTCAAATTCACACAGGTAGTCTATTGTTTCTTTTATTTCATTACAATAATTTATTTCGCTAAAATGTTCTTCTGTTGTGTTTATAATAAACTTGAGTATGTCAATACAGTATTCAGTATACCATACTCTTTTATTCCTATCCCATGTAATAGGATAATTGCTTTCTTTAAGTTTTACTATATAATCCTTTTTATAAGGAGTTCTGATATATAACATATCCTCTTTAATATAGATATGTGCCTCTGTGAATTCAGGACTACTAATGATAAGTGGTTTAGTCCATGGTAAATTAATAAGGTCAAGTGCCCTTAAATTCTTCTTAGATAACTGTTTGGTATACCTTAATGTTATCTTATCTAACAACTCATTTTGGTTAGTTGTTAGTGGTTTATTGTTTTCGTAAATATTGGTTATAAACTTTTTATCATAGGTACCTAAACTAATATTTGTAATTAGATAGTGTATTAGTTGTTCTTTGGTAACAGGTTTAGCAATATTCATCCGAGTATTATACATATAATATTGTATACATTTCAAGTTAGTAGGCAAAAAAAGGGGAACCTAGTTCCCCTTTTAAGCGATAATGTTATCACTCTTTCATACATGTTGCTTTAGCAAGATTACGCCAATTGCCTGAACTAATCTTAACCAAATCAGCAATTTTCAATGCCATACGCAATGACACTTCACGCAATTTGTTGTGATTGTCCCACATGTAACTGATAATTTCATCAGACTGTTCAGCAGTAAAATCATAGTCACTAAACAAACCACCATCAGCATCACGGTGAACTTGTTTGATACGCAACATTTTGTCACGCTCGGAGTTGATTGTCAGGTCAAGATAGTGACAACGAGATTGGAGAGCATCCAAGTGTGCTTTGATTTTGTTGCTACGGCGATCACTAAAATTCAAGTTTGTAATGAAAATTACTGAACCATTGAAATTGAAAGTGTTGGGCACACCTTCTTCACGCAAAATGCGACTATCTTTATTCCAACTGATTCTACGAGTTTTACCTGAATCCAATGCACCTTTCAATACATTCAATGCATCCTGATCTTCCCACACATCACAATCATCAAAGACCAATACATTTTTGCTATCACTATATTTGTAAAGTGTAGCAAACAAGCCGATACCTGACATAGCACCTTTTACAATTTCAAAGCGAGGACGCTTGCCTGAAATTTTATCAAACATGCTTGCTTTTTCCATTTGCATTGTCACACCGTGTGACTTGCCGACACCTGGAGGGCCTGATACAATCATAGCACGAATGTCACCTGCGATACATGCCTTACTCATTTCATCTAATACGCTAAAGCGACTAGCAATGCGATCCATTGCTTGTACTTCAGTTTCAGTTTCAACAACATCAGATACGACAGGTGTATCACCTGAGATAAACTCTAAACATTGTTGATTATCAACTTGAATACGAATATCAGAACTACGACCCGGAAACTGACCATCATTTTTTACAGTAACAAAACCACCTTTAGCACCAAGTTGATAACCTTTGACAAGTGTAAAAACTTGATTAGTTACTGGTTTGTTGCGATACTCACCTGAAACAATGCGAACTGTACTAGTCATTTGAACCTTTCGTGTGTAAAGAATATATTATACTGTATTTTGGGTTTATTGTCAAGCCTGTTTAGCATCCATCATTTCAGCAAGGATGAACTTGGCAATGTTGATGTTTTTGCGGGCTTGGTCGGTTGCTTGTGCGTTGCCAAAAGTCATCAGTTCCTGTGCATCAGAGAGAACGGACATTGCGACCATTTCTA